TACCTAGGATTGCGCCAGGTGATGCGTTGTAATACCCGGTCTTGCTTTCTACCGTTGCAGCTTCTGCATAAGGATTGGAGGTTGTTGATGTCATGATTGGGCTCGCCTTCCCCTGGAGGAACGATGTGATCAATTGTCCAGTCCTCACCTGTCAGCTCCTTCGCACACGAGACACAGATCGGCTCCAAAACAGTCTTCGCATACGTCCTCGCTTTTACCCAAGCCGTAGATTGGTGCCATAATGCCATCTGCTAATCCTTTCAATTGGTTGTCTTGAATCTTCCAATACTCTAATTCCTTGATGATCTCTTCAACGGTGAGGATGTCTCCAAGCGCATAGTGAGCATCGAGGAACTCTACGATTTGATTCCTGGCATACCTAACGCCATTCAAGAAGCCATCTGAATAGATTGAAGTCCTAAAGCTTTTGATTACCTTGTCGGCCTTCTTTTGTGCGTTTACTTCTTTAGATCCCCAGGGTGTCACTTTAGATCCTCCTTGATTAGCTTTAGAGCGCTGTCTAATACCCAACAGCTTGAGTGTTCGCATGAGCCCTCAGTTGCATACTCGAAACAGATTTGCCCATCGAGCTCTCTAATAATTCGATTGCGTTCAATCGTCCGGCCTTCGGTTACGCCAAGATTGAAGCCAAGGATGGATAGCTCAGCGATTTGGTCTTTGTGCTTATCGACTATCTTCTCGAAGTCCATCATCTACTCCAATCAGCTTTTAGAAACAGGATTGAAGCTGCCAATGCCAGGAGGCCTAGTGTTGGTTCAGCTATTGCAAAGCCTAAGATTGTGACCGATATAACAACTGTTAGTGCCATAGTTATTCTCATTATGTTTAACAATTTGTTGCCTTTCTGTGTGTGGTATGTCAATTATGGTTATCAGCTAGAGGTTTATGTTATTTATCCAAGGTTTGTTATCAAATTGTTATTTGTAGACACCTCGAGCGATTAGCTCGCCTCGATGGTGAGTGCCACACTTAGCGCACTTGTATTTCCTATATCTTCCAGCTCCTGACATTTGTGATCCATGGGGACGAACGTTGCTATCTCCACAGTTCTTGCAGGCTTCTGGTCTGCCCTCGCTTGCTCCAACGTGAGGATGATTCTTTATCCAGGGAAGCAAGATGTCATAGAGATCGAGGAGAAGGTTTACATCCTGAATCTGGTATTCCTTCATCATTTTCCAGGCTTTAGGGATACCGGCCATGCAGTCAAGCCATAGCTGAAACCCTGAGTGTTGCACCTTAGCTCCGACTCCCAGCTTTTGTGCTACGTAGTCGAGCTTGTTGCTTGGGAACTTGAACTGAGACCGGACAACCTTCATTAGATCTAGTTCTATCCATGGGCTAGGTGGTAAATAGCCGTTTTCTATAAACTCGCGCTTGATGTGCTTTGAGTCAAAGGCTGCGCTATTCCAACCGATTAAGACATCAGCTTCATCCATGATTTTATGTAATTCATCCAGCATCGCTTCTTTACCATGATGGTGAACTGACTTGAAGATTACCTTGTCGCTTCCAAGCCATCGAGCTCCCCAGCATAAGACTTCGGTGGAGCGCTCTATCTGTGTTATTGCTATGTTCTGATCCCAGAGTCCCCATACATGAGCCAAGTTTGGTGAGGTCTCTAGATCTAAAAATAGAATCTTCATAGCCTCAAACTAGGCCTCTGCGTTTGCGGTCTATCTCCGACACGCCCTGCGTTATCAAACTGTTATCGAACGGTGTAAGGCTGATTAGAACGCCTGGTTCATGTAAGTCGTTGTAATTCTTCCGGGCAGTTAGATCCACAACATAGCTGTCATCTTTGATTACGCCCGATTGCGTGAGGCTGTCGAATACGGCTCTGGTCAGTTTATCGAGGTCATAGGTTTGAGTTGCATATTGCCTGGTGACGGTCTTGGGCCTTCGTAGCCAAAAGGTCAAAGACACCGAGACTGCTACATCGAAGCGATTGTCGAACTCCATCATTTTGAGCTCGAGCATCTTCTTCATGTGCTCTCGCCAAGCTGGCAGGTCTTTGTTGGCTTCTACCAGGACAATGTGTGCTCCTCGATTGAATGCCTTCTTAGATCCCTGCGGTCTTGGGTCACCGGCAATAAACAACTCGAACATTAGAACGGGTTCTTCTGCGGTATTCCTGGTGGTGGGGCCATGATGTTTATTACGTCTTCGATTGGGGTTGAGCTCTTAGGTTCTGCGTGCTTTACAACCTTCACTAGGCAGTTGTTTAGTGAGTGTTCAACTACCTGCTTGGTTTCTTGCCCTGGTTTGTTGTAAGTTCCGACCTTAGTTCCTAGTGATCCTTCGATGGATACTTCGTCATCTTTCTGGACGTTGCTGCCGTTGTCTAGCCAGGCTGTCCATAAACGATTGCGTTGTTCGCCTTTGAAGTCATAGCTCTCCCAGACCTTGAGCCTTGGATAACCTTCGTTTACTACCTCCGCTATTTTTCCATAGATAATTACTGTTGCCATTTCTGTGTTTTTCCTTTCTAGTGTTCTTTTAAGTTTAAGTTAATTATTAGTTAACTTTAAGGCGACATCTACGCCGTCCCGTGACGTCGTGGGTGTCACCCCGATAAGTCTTAAACGCCGTCCCGTTTTGCCTTTTCTGACGCCCCGTAGATTGTGACTTAAAGTGCCATCACAACCTTGGGGACAGTCTAATGTTATCCAGTACCGATTGGTGATTCTGTCGAACCGATACCCGATTCCGTCATGTTGCGACATTTCAATCTCACCGAGCTCGACCAGCTTTAGGAGATTGCGTTGAACTTGTCTAACGGAGCACCCGGCTAATTTAGCCAGGCGAGTTTGTGATGGATAGCAGCCTTCTTCAGGATCATCTCCAATGTGCCACGCCAAAGCCGTCATAAGGGCTCGGGCCGTGCCGGTGCTATGGGAATGGTTCAAGACGGCTGATAGGGCTTCTAGGCTCATTCTGTGCCTTCCTAGGGCTATACTGTGATTGCCCATCGTGGTTGGGTGACGCCAAGAGCGTCGGGCTGTGACTTTTCTGTGGGTCACAGCCCTTTCACATTACTTGGACTTTATGGAATCAGCCAAGCCTTTGATGGCTTCTAGAACATCGTTATCAACTTGTGACTTTAGAGCCGTGTTGTAGATAGTTCTTAGGGTTTCTAGATCCTTGTTCGCTGCAGCTTCAGAAGCTTCCTCGATGTAGTTCCGAGATTCTCGAGTTGCCTTAATCATCTCTTCCCTCGATGGGCGATTCTTAGAAGTGCTTAGACCAAGGGTTGCTAGTCCGCGACCGATTGCAGAGCTGGCGCAATTCTCCAAGAAGCTTGCCCGATTAATGTGGGTCGATCCTCGAGTCTCATGCGCCCAATCTACTGATGCAGGTCTAACGTCTTCTCGGTCAGTAAAGATTGAAGCTTGGACTACAACTTCAGTTTCGTTGATTAGTTTGATTTCTGTGATGATGCGTCCCTGTGGCCATGTCTTCCAAAACTTCTGGATACGATCGGCCACGGTTTCATAGTTCGATAAGTCAAATGCCATCTGTGTTTTCTCCTATTTGAATGTGATAAAGGGTTTACCGTTTCGGGCTTGAAGTGAGATTACCTTCTCGCCCTGGTAGAGACCATACTTGATTCCGTTAAGGAATGCTAGAACCGCCGACTTTTGTGCCTGGAGCGCGTTGGCCCAGTAATCGGCTTCGGACTTAGTTGCAACCAGGTTAGACCAAAGTGACCCAAGCTCCATCTCGCCTTCCTGTAGGCCTTCAGATAGCTCCCTAACGGTTTCGTAAGTAGATGTGCTGCCGTCGTAATCTGGGGGCTTATTTGATGTCACAAGGCCGTAGAAGGCTCGTACAGCCTTTTTCATGTCCTTCTGAAGGGAATCATCCCAAACGACCTCAAACTCTTTCCAATCGCCTCCTGCGACCGCTACGACGATACCGCGCTCAAGACCTAGAACTTGAAGGTAATGTTGAACTTGAAGGTTGTAGTGCTCAGGTAGCTCATCCCAATACTGCCTGGTGAACTTGATCTCAAGGACTCCGAGCTTTCCATCTTCCCATTCGATGATGCCGTCGGGGTTGGCTTTTAGAATTGGGTTAGCAACGCTCTGCCAGGTTCCAGTCTCATAGACCTTTAGCCAGCCTTCGTTTTGCTCTCGAAATAGTTCGCGAATAGGAGCTTCAAAAGCTGTGCCTAGTTTCATCGGCATCGATGGTTTAATCTCATCGCTTAGGTGTCCGGTCTTCTCGGCCCAAAGCTGATAAGCAGATTTCCATGGTGACTTGCCCATTAGTGCACCAATATCGCTACCGCCAACGCCTTCACGTGCAGCGTGCCATTCTTGAGAGTTAGGCTTAAAGGTGCCTAAATACCTGCCGAAGCCTAAAGCTTCTATTTTCTGTGTAATCTCCATGGCCCGATGCTATTGACCGGGTGTGACATTATGGCTGAGGCTCGTCTTCTTTAGCTGTTTGGTAAGCCTCTTGCACCGAAGCTCCGATTCCAAATGCGTCATCGTTAGGGTCTAGTGATCTAACCAATGGGCCTAAGATTCCAGCGATAAGAGCTGAAGCTGTGATTGTTCCAGGGTCTTCGATGCCAGCTAGAACCAATGCTCCAACTGCTGCCAATGCAGCTCGAAGGTAGCTCCAAAGTGCCTTGCGTAAGTGCGCCCAAGTTTCTGGTTTCATTATTTGTCCAATCTTGCTTTGATAAATGGAACTGGATCTAAGTATCCGCGTCCGGTTGCATTCCAAGTATAGAAGCGTCCTGACTGAATCTCGAAGTGTAAGTGAGGCCCGGTGGATTCTCCGGTGTTGCCCGACTCTGCAACCAAGTCTCCCATGCTAACTTTCTGACCTTTGATAACGGCTAGAGATCCCTTGCGCAAGTGCATGTAAGTAGCTGTGTAGAACTTGCCAGCATCCTTGAATTGGATTCTTACGATGTAGCCACCGCCAGCCGGTTCGCCGTTCTTAAACTTTAGAGTGCTCGGGCCGGCGTAAGTGACTTTACCATCAGCCACGGCGAATAGCTTTCGACCGATTGCCGAAGCGTAGTCCGTGCCGTTGTGGTGTTTTCTGTAGCCCAAAATTGGATGTATTCTCCAGCCAAAGTCATACGTGATTGCAGGCAGCGGTTTCTTGTAGGGCCTT